CAGGCTTCTTTTCTCAATCCTTTTAGGAGAATGCTATGGACGACGCAATTGATCGTGAGCTCCTGATCAAGGAGATTCGTGTACTCGAGCAAGCTATCAACAACACCGGTGGTTCTACCATTGATGTTGACGATGCACAGCTCAAGGCCATGTCAATCCAAGATCTTAGGGGGTTTCGTGATCGCTTGCAACGTCTTGCGCGCTCTCTTGGGGGGGTGAGAAATGTCTGAGTGGGGAACTTCTCACGAACTTGTCATTCGTGTTGACCTTGAGGATTCGGAACCCTCAGGTCTCCGACCCAGCGGCCTTCTAACATACCAGTTAGAGGTTGATGAATTCACATTCCAAACAGGTTTGCGGATTCGTGCTGAGGACGGATTGGTGGTCGATGCCTCCTTAATGGAGTTAGTTGAGATCATCATCCAACGTGAGTTGGAAACTGCCTTCACAGGCAGCGGCGACTTTGAAAGGTTTCGACGATGGTGAAAGCCACTCGGGATTTTGAGACCCGTTTTACGCGGTTTCATGACGAAACGATCGAAGTCAATGGACGCTTCGGTCCGATTAATAAGAATGTTACTTTCCTCTGGAAACCCGGAGGTCAGCGCCGCTACCAAAAGCAGCAGAGTTCTTATCGATCAAAAACGAGGCGTTTTCGCGCACCTAACCCTTACGGGCTGGACATTATCGACGGTTCTGTTCGAGCACTCGGTGCAGTTGACGGTGGGGGGGACAGTAATGGACTTTTGCCGGACGTGGTTAACACCTCGTTCCATGCTTGGTCCGAAACTGGCCTCCCTGTCACCAACACCGCAGCGTCTAACAAGGCGCTATCGAGCTTCGTCAATAACGTGCGCGACCGAAATTCCGCTTCCGCAGCGGTCACTCTCGCCGAGTGGAGGCAGTCAGAGAAAATGATTGCCCTGCGGGCCGGTCAGCTGCTCACTGGGATCCGTGCTGCAAAGCGCGGTGACCTGAGAGCTCTTGGCAAACTGTTTAAACCCCCGAAAGGGTTTAAACCGAAAGCTAAGGCCGGTGCTAACTTATGGCTGGAGTACCACTTTGGGTGGTCCCCGCTTGTGAACGACATTGACAGCGCCGTTAAGGTGCTGGCCTCCGTGCCTCCTTCCCATAAGGTAAGAGGTAGGGGCAGTGCGTCCACAGTCATGACGGTCAGATCAGGGAATCAAACTACCTATTCTGAAGCGAAAGGCACAATTCGTGCGTTCGTGGAGTGTGGTGGTGAGGTTTTCGTTTCGAATCCGAACTTGGCGTTAGCAAATCAACTGGGTTTGACAAACCCTGCTACGGTGGCGTGGGAGCTGGTACCCTTCAGCTTCTTGGTCGACTGGTTCCTACCAGTGGGGCAATTCTTAAACAGCTTCACCGATTTACTCGGTTACACTGTGAATTATCCCTATACGACGACAAAACGCGTGGCAACTGGTTCTCACGATCAGCACGATGGTCGCTATTTTGCGATTACTCGTATTGAAGCCGTGAATCTCAACAGGGTGCTAAGTCTTCCGACTTACAAACTGCGGACCGTGCCATTTGAGGGCTTTTCCGTTGCCAGAGCTGCTACGGCCATAAGCCTAGTGATTCAGCAATTCCTTTCAATCAAGCGCTAGTTTACTAGCGGGCGCATAGAGATGTGCGCTGTTTCATTGGGGTGTTTCCCCCAGAAAGTGACATTCATGCCAAATATGGCTAACATCACCGTGAAGAAAGCTGACAACACGACTGATATCGTGTACTCGGCCCTCACTCCCTCGTCCGGCGACAAAGTCTCTGCGCAGTGGCGGTCCGAAACGGCCGGCGCTGCAGCGAGTCTGCGTCCCACCTTTGAAATGCTATCGCAATGGAACGGTCCTCGGACCGCTCGGCGCGTGCAAATCTCGGGTCAATATCCGTACACTGTGACGGATACCACGACGAGTGTGACCTCTGTCAAAGCGCGCATCCCGTTCCAAGCGACGTTCACCGTGCCCGTGGAAATCACGGACACGATCGTCGCCGAGGCGGTTGCGCAACTTTCGAACTTGCTGAAGAGCACTCTCGTGCAGGACAGCATCAAGGCCGGCTACGCGCCGACTTGATTTTGATCGAAAGGTAACTTTGATATGTCAGCTCTTCCCCAGCAACTGGAGAGAGTTGTCCTCGCACTTTGCGAAGGCACGGACACTCCTCGGGCCTTAACAGTAGCAATACTGGTAAGATACCGGGAGTATGGGCAGCTCGTCAATTTGACGACTGATCCGGGGCGCTATAGCAGTGCTGAATCTTACTACTTGGATGCCTGTGTGTCGGAACTTCTTCGGAAGTACTCTGGCTTCAACATCCCGGGAGTGGACAAAGCTGCCGTAGCTCTAGATAACTTTTGGTTATCAGAGCGGGCCTGCGCGGCGACGAATTCTCGCCTATCCAAATATCTGCATAACGGTCCCTTCGAGGACCCAAGCGATATTCGTCTTATCGAATCAATCGATAGGATGAAAAGATGGATAGATGAGGTTCTCGGGAAACTCCCGTCATGGGAGTCTCTAAACCCGCGCTTTGGGCCTGGTGCCACGTTCCGAGACGTCGGTAAGTACATCACGGTACCCGACAAAATCACCGCTCGTCCGACAATGACTCAAATGTGCTCTTTATTGCTCCCTCTTTGGGAGCGCACAGCATGGGCATCTGCCCTGATTGAGTCAAACCCCTGTCAATCTCATCCCGAATACATCCGTGGCAACCGCTTTACAACGGTTCCGAAAGATGCTAAGAAGGATCGAGGAATAGCGATCGAACCCGGCCTCAATGTCTATTTCCAGCTTGGTGTTGGCGACGCAATTAAGCGTCGCCTTCTCCGTGTAGGATTGGACTTAAAGGACGGTCAAGACATTCACAAGCGGGTTGCTTGTGATGCCTCTCGCCGAGGCCACTATTCTACGATTGACTTGAGTAATGCTAGCGACACGGTATCTAAGGCACTTGTTAAATTGCTCCTTCCAAAGGGGTGGTTTGACTTGCTTGATACCCTCCGTTCACCGATGACTTTCGTGGACGGAAAGTGGGTTCATCTCTCTAAGTTCTCCAGCATGGGGAATGGCTTCACGTTCGAGCTTGAGACGCTGCTTTTTGCAGCTATCGCGCAAGAGGCGTGTTACCTAGCCGGCGTACACGCACCTACGGGTGCGGGTTGCTGGGTATACGGAGATGATATAATCTTGCCTTCACAGGCAAGTGCCACTATGCTTACTCTCCTGAGGTTTTTCGGTTTCACACCGAATGAGGGGAAGACGTTTACGTCTGGCCCCTTTAGGGAGAGCTGCGGAGGTGATTTCTTCGAGGGTAAGGCCGTGAGGCCCCATTACTTGAAGGATGAACCATATGAACCCGCAGACTGGATCAAACTGGCTAATGGGATTCGCAGACTGGGTCGCAAAGACTCTGGCTGTGATTTCCATTGGAGCATTGTTCGGCGTGCTTGGTTGCGCGCTTTGGATGCTATTCCAGTTAATATCCGTAGGCTACGAGGCCCTGAAGATCTAGGGGACCTCGTAATACACGACGATCGTGAGTTTTGGTTTAAACGCCGTACTCGCGACCTACGCACGTTCGTCAGGACGTGGATGCCCTTCACAAAGGCATTGCCCCTCCATCATTGGAGTGGGCCAGTCGTGTTCGCTAGCGCACTTTATGGTGTGCCCAGTGACGGTGTCCTGCCAAGGGACACTGTTGATGGGTACCGCATGAAGTGGGTGTCCTACCCTGAATAGGGTGGTGGCGACGCTTCCCAGCGTTGCCTAGGACGTTCGGCGGTTGATCACCGCCTGGACCGCATTGGTTGACCCCAATGTGGATATGGTCATTGACCAAAAGAG